CGCGCGGGCTGGGGCAGCCGCAGTTTAGGTTGATTTCATCGTATTGATATTGCGCCACTTTTTTCGCCGCTTGCGCCAACTGCGCGGGGTCGCTGCCGCCCAGTTGCAAGGCGATGGGGTGTTCGCAGTTGTTATATTCTAGAAACCGCGCGGGGTCGCCGTGGATAATCGCGCCCGCGTTTATCATTTCGGTGTAAAGCCATGTGTGGCGGCTGATTTGGCGGGCAAGATAGCGGAAATGGCGGTCAGTCCAGTCTAGCATCGGGGCAACGCTTAACCGTCTTTTCTTTTTAATATCAACTACTTCATTATTTTTCATTAACTTACCTTGATTTCTTGCTGTTCGGATAACCGCGTTTAACAGCGTTTTCTTGGAGGTTTTATGGGTTTTGTTGTACCATATTTGCACCATCAACCAACCAACAAGAAAATGGTGCAAATCTATGGGCAGCATCGTGAAGCGTATCAACCCATCGGGCAAAACGGTTTACCGAGCGCAAATCCGCATTGACCGTGCGGCTTATCCGAAATACACGGAAAGCCGCACATTTAGCGAGCGCCGCTTGGCGGCGGCTTGGCTCAAAAAGCGCGAAGCCGAGCTGGAAGCCAACCCTGAATTGCTGTACTACGGCGGCAAAAAACAAACCATCCCAACCTTGGCGCAAGCGATTGAACGCTATTTTTCCGAGCCAGCGGCAACGGAATTTGGGCGCACAAAAACAGCAACCTTGAAATTTCTATCGGGCTATCCGATTGCCAAGTTGCCGTTAGACAAAATCCGCCGTGCTGATATTGCGGCGCATATCAACCAACGGCGCGATGGATGGGGCGGCTTTTTACCTGTCAAACCTCAAACCGTCAATAACGATTTGCAGTACATCCGCAGTATGTTAAAGCACGCGCATTTTGTTTGGGGCTTGGATGTGAACTGGGCGGAGCTGGATTTGGCGATTGAGGGCGCACGGCGGGCGCGGCTGATTGGCAAAAGCGACGAGCGGATGCGACTGGCAACCGCCCAAGAATTGCAAGCCTTGACCACCCATTTTTACCAACAATGGCGCACGCGCCCCAACAGCACCAAGTTTCCCATGCACCTGATTATGTGGTTTGCCATTTACTCATGCCGCCGCGAAGCCGAAATCACGCGCCTAGCGTGGGTGGATTACGACAAATCCGCTGGCGATTGGTTGGTGCGCGATTTGAAAAGCCCCAGCGGCAGCAAGGGCAACCACGCCCGCTTTTTGGTAAACGACAAGCTGCGCCAAGTGATTGCCGCATTCAGACAGCCTGAAATTCAAAACCGCCTAAAATGGCGCGAGATGCAGCCTGAAACATGGCTGATTGGCGGCGACAGCAAAAGCATCAGCGCATCATTCACGCGCGCGTGCAAATTGTTGGGCATTGAAGATTTGCGCTTTCACGACCTGCGCCACGAGGGTGCGACCCGCCTTGCCGAGGACGGCTTGACCGTGCCGCAGATGCAGCAAATCACGCTGCACCAAAGCTGGAAAACCTTGCAGCGCTATGTAAACCTTGCCAGCCGACCGCGCGAAACCCGCCTAGACTTCGCCGCCGCCCTTGCCACCGCGCAACAAAAGGCAGCCTGAAATTTCCTTTTTCAGGCTGCCTCAAATAACGGCAGATGCGCTCAGGCAATCACATAATCATCAAACTTAAACAGCTCCAAGCCCACCCGCTCGTTAATATCCAAAAACGTTTGTTGCAAGGGCTTCACTTCGTTGGTGGCAAACACGCGCGCCACCGTTTCCGCATCGCCCAGCCCGCTCGTGTTTTTCGGCACAACCCCCATCAGCGCGGGCGGCACGCGGTGAATTGCCATCATGTCTTCCGCCGAAATCGTCTTGATGTTCAAAAAATCATCTTTCGCCGCCACTTCCGCAATCGGAATCAGCTTCAAGCCGTCTGGGCTGCCATCGGGCGAGCGGATAACAATGTTTTTAAAATTGCCGTTGCCTTTGGCCTGGCGCAACTGCTCCTTGATATTCGCCCAACCCTCCTCGTCAATCTTGGCATCGGTGGAATACAAGATAAAGCCCGCGTGCGAGCCGTTTTGATAATAGCGCACGCGAAAGCGCGTTGCCGCCGCGTTCAAATCCACGCTGTCTAGTGCCGCCAAGTAATACGGCAGCCCATACACCTCCTGCTTCAAATTGGGCTGCATCACATGGATTACGTCCTCGCCCGCTATCTCATCGTAAGCCAAGCCCAACCCCAGCCCCGAGCCGTAGCGCAAATACACAAAATCCCGCAAATTGCTGGCGCGGCGCATATACATTGCCAATCGGTTTTGCACCGAAACAGGCACGCCAAAGCGGTTGCGCTGGATTTCCAAATACGCATTGCCGAGCACCAAATAATTGAAAGCGAATTTTTCAAACTCCGAGCGGCTCAAAAAGCGCGTGGGCGTGAATGTAACCTTTAAGATATTGATTTTGGCGTAAATCGCGCTGGCATGATGCACGCCCGAGCGCAAAAGTCGCTCCAAATCTACCAGCGACACGGGCATCTCAAAAAAGCGACCGTTGTCCACCACGCCCAAAAAATCAAACACGCTGAATTCGCCCAACACATCCGAATAGCTGAACACATCCGCAGATGCGGCTTGCGGCAGAGCGGGTGCGCTTTTGCGCTTAAACTTCAAAAAATCAAACATTGCAAAACCTTTCTAACAGAGGCAGCCTGAAAACCAAGCCGTCAAAACGAATAAACAAACGAACCCGAGGACACATCGCCGCCCAACGGCTCCTGATAAAAACACTGCAACGCCGCCCACGCGACATCCGAATGGCTCAGCTCGCGCGAGCGCGCCGACACATAAGTCATGTTGCGCCCGCTCGCCGTGGCCACCGTTTTGATGCTCAGAAACGCCGCCGTGATGTCGCGGTGTTCGGTTTCCCATTGCACGCGGTTTTTGCGTATCAAATCAAACATCTTATTTATCATCAGCGCCTTTTCAGGCTGCGTATATTGCACGCCCACCACCGCCGGGAAAAACTTCGCCACCAGTTGCACCAACGCCGCGCCCAATCCCGTTTTGTCCACCACAATCTTGCGCACATTAAAGCGGCGCATCGTCTCGCGGATAAAGTTTGCCTGCGCTTCAAAATCGTTGCCGTGCAGCAGATGCCGCTCCACGATGCGGAACGCGTCGCCCGAAAAACGCGGAGCCAGCACCACCACCAACGCCGCCGCATCGCCCGCATCCGCCGGGTCGTAACTCAACCACACGGGCAAATCGCCTACGGGCTTCGCCGCAAACGGCTTGTAAAAATCGCCCCATTCAATAAAACTGTCCACCAAGCAGCCTTGCACATCCGCCCAAGTAAACACGCCGTCTCCATCCTCCACAAATTCGCACATGAACAACTGGCGGAACTGCGCGGGCGCGTTCTCCAACATCAACTGCTCGCGGTCAAACAAATTGCACCCACCGCGCTCGGCATCGTCTAACGTAACCACCTGCCGCCATTTGCCGTCTGGGTCATGCCGTCCTGCTGCCAAAGCTGCGGGCGACACATCCAGCTTAATCCGCTCCGATTCCGCCCGCCCCACGTTAAATTCCGCCCCTGTCCAAAAATCATAAGCGGGGTGCGAAGTGGTGGATGGCGTGGAAAAATAAGTGATGCGATAGCGTTTCTGCGATGCCATTGGGTTCGCCAAGTCGCGCAAACGCTTGAAATCGGGAATCCAAAAATACTCATCCACATACAAATCGCCATTGCGCCCCTGCGCTGTGCGCGAGTTTGTCCCCAAAAAATGCAATTCCGCGCCGTTGCCCAGCGTAATGACATCCGCCCCTTTCAATTCCACGTCCACCATACCCGACAGCTTGCGCATATAGTTTTTAAAAATAAACGCCTGCGCCTGCGATGCCGACAAAAACACTTTGTTTTTGCCTGTTTTTACGGCATCCACCAACGCTTCGCGCGCAAAGAAAAACGTCGCCCCGATTTGGCGCGATTTAAGCAGATGGCGAAAGCGCACCTGCTGCTTTAACCACACGCGCTGATAGTCAAAAAGCTGCTCCAAAAACAACTCTTCCAACTTCGCCGCCTGCTCGGGCGAGAACACATTAGGCTGCGTCTTGCGGTTGCTGCGCGCGCGCTCACGTTTCGCAGGCGGCGCAGATTCTCCTGTCTCCCAATCGGTGGGCAACGCCGTTTCAGGCTGCCCATTCTTGCGCGGATAGCCTGCAATCAACGCCGATAGGTTTTTCATTTCTTTGTAGTCCGCATCCGATTTTTTGGGCTGGGCAATCAGCGCGTGCAAACGGGTTTCCGCGCTCATCGCCACGCGCACCATCGGCGTGCCGCCGTCCCAGTTGTCGCGCATTTTCCACGAGTAAACCGTGGTGGGCTTCAAGCCTAGCGCGCGCGCAATATCAGTGATTCGGTGTCCCTGCCAAAACAACTGCCGCGCCGCCACGCGCGGCTCAACATTAGACAAAGGATTGAGTGCAAACACATCCGCCATAAAAACATCCAAAAATACAAAGTCCACACCATCCAACATTTTCAGGCTGCCTGAAACCGCGCCTATACCTAAAACGCCCCCTTAAAACCTGCTCCGATAGACCCCGCCGCCCAAACTTGCAAAACTGCCAAGCAATTTCAACCAAGACTTCACACGCATCATCATGGCAAGCGAATCCACACCACAAAACCAACCCAAAAACACCACGCAAACCGACTGGCGCATCATCGGCGTATCAGGAGACACCATTGACGGGCGCGAAATTTCCGCCGAGCAGCTGAACCAAATGGCAGAGGACTACAACCCCAAAGTCTATGGCGCGCGCATCAACATTGAGCATAGCTGGTGGTATTGGGACGACCGAGACACAGGCGGCTTGGGCGACGTGATTGCGCTCAAAACCGAAGCATGGGAGCAAGACCCCAAGAAAACCGCCCTACTCGCCAAATTCAGCGTGTACCCCGCCATGCAAAACCTGTGGGATGCGGGGCGCAAAATCTATACCAGCATGGAAATCCATTCCAATTTTGCCAACACCAAGCGCGCCTACCTGACAGGCTTAGCCATCACCGACACCCCCGCGAGCTTGGGCACCACCGCCAATTTCAGCTACGCCCAGCAACACGCCGACAACAAAGGCAAAGCGTTTAGCGAATACCGTGAATTCAGCCACAACCAGCACGCTAATCCCCCTGCCTCCAACCCTGAAAGCCCCAACATGACTATCCACACCGAACCCCAAACCGAAAACCCACAAACCGCCCCAACGCAGCCTGAAAACCATACCGCCGCGCCTGCTGCGCCTGCAACTGCAACGGCTGCCGAACCTGCGCCGACTGTTAGCCAACTGCAAGCGCAAATCAGCGCCTTGCAAGCTGAGCTGACCGAATTAAAAACCCAACTCAACACCGAAGCGCACACCGGCAACCGCGCCCCGCACACGGGTAACGATGCGCCAATGCCTGCCATTTGGTAAACCCACCCCAATCATTCACATCAGGTAAACCCATCCCAAGCATTCACATCACGAGGACACCCTATGAACAAAAACCTGCTTACCACCGCGATTGCCACCCTGTTTAGCCAAATCGCCCAAACCAACCACATCAGCAAGGAACAAGTGCAAAGCGGTTACACCATTGCGCCTGCCGCCGTGCAAACTATGTATGACCAAATCGCACAAAACACCGAGCTGCTGCAACACATCAACCTTGTGGGCAAAACCGAACAGATAGGCGAAGTGATCGGTTTATCCAGCGGCTTGGTGGCATCCAACACCGACACCACCCAAAGCGGCAACGAACGCCAGCCTAAATCCATTCACAACTTGGAAGGGCAAAAATACACCCTGCAACAAACCAACTTTGACGTTGCCCTGCGCTACGACGATATTGACCAATGGGCGCACATCACCGATTTCCCCGCGCGCATCAACAACAAAATCGCCGAAAGCATCGCGCTATCGCTCATCACCATCGGAATGAACGGCAAAGAGCGCGCCAAAACCACCAACTTTACTTCCAACCCCTTATTGCAAGACGTTGCCAAAGGCTGGCTGCAAAAAATGCGCGAACACAACGCCGCTCGCGTAATGGGCTGGCAAGCGGGGCAAGTGGGCAAAACCGCCCAAGAGGTTAAATGGGGCAGCGCGCAAACGGCTGAATACAAAAACTTGGATGCTGTGGTTAAAGATGCCATCGACAGCCTGATTGACGAGCGTTTCGCCGACCGCAACGATTTTGTCGTGCTATCCAGCCGCCGCACGGTGTCCGACAAATATCTCAGCATCATCAACGCATCGGGCAGCAAAGCCACCGAGATCGAAGCGAGCGGGCGGCTCAACCAATCGCGCACGCTGGGCGGCTACCCTGTGATGTACGTTCCCAACATGCCCGCTAACACGCTGCTCATCACGCCGCTGAAAAACCTGTCTATCTACTATCAGACCACCGGCGAGCGACGCTACATCGTGGACAACCCGAAAAAAGACCAACTGGAAAGCTACCAATCTAAAAACATTGACTACATCGTTGAGGAATACGGTGCGGCGGTGTTGATTGAGAACTTAGCTGAAACCAACGCCTAAACCCAAAAGGCAGCCTGAAACGTGCATCGCCTACTTTCAGGCTGCCTGAAACCACAAAGCAAAGGACACCCAATCATGGCAAGCCCAGCCCAACGCCACCGCATTGCCCACGAAGCGCTTGTTGCCGCGCAAAACCAAGGCGACCCAATCGAGCTGACCGCCTACCAGCAGCTGCAACAGCAATACATCGCCGACAAAACCCTGCTAAGCAACCTTGCCAGCATGCAAGACAAAATCGCCTACAAAGCCCAAGCCTTGCCCAAATACCAAGACTGGCTGAACAGCGTATTGCAGAGCGGACAAGCCCACCCCAACGACACGCTCACGCCCAACCTGCTGATTTGGCAGATTGACTGCGGGCAGCTCAACGAAGCCATGCCGCTCGCCCAGTTTGCCATTGAGCACAATCTGGAAAGCAGCGACGAATACCAGCGCAACCTGCCCACCATCATCATTGAGCAATACGCCGAGCAAATCAGCCAAGGCGCAGCCATTAACCCAGAGCATCTCCGCACCCTAGTGCAATGGGCAACCGAAAAGCAAAACAACCAGCACACCCACAACATCCCCGACACCGTGCGCGCCAAGCTGCTCAAAGCCGCAGGCGAGCAGCTGGAAGAGAGCGACCCGCAAACCGCGCTTGCGCTCTACCAGCAGGCGCTGGGCTACAACGAAAAAGTCGGCGTGAAAAAACAGATTGAAGCGCTGCGCAAAGCGCAACATTAAGCTCCCCCCGCCGTATCGTGAGCGATAAGCCGTCTTGCCGCTGATACCGACAAGCCTGCCTTATCGCCCCACGATACCCTATTCCCCCAAGCCCGCCATGCAAAACACACCCATCAGCTTTACCGGTACGCCCACCCCCACCCAGCAGCCCCAACACCAAATCATCACTTCCGACCCCTTTTTTCCCAGTATCAATCTTGACCACCTGCGCCAAGCCATGCGCATTGACAACACGATTACTAGCGAGCGGCTTTTTCAGGCTGCCATTGAAGCCACCATCCACGTTAATCGCCAGCTTGCCACGCTCAAAAAGCATTGCCAGCTCACAGGCAAAAATACCCTTGCCGAACACGCCCCGCAGCAACAAATCAACGGCATCAGCATTTGGGAACACCGCTATCAGCAAGCCGTTTATAACTACACGCTCGCCACCCTAAACGACCAATACGCCGACTACGATGCCAGCGGCAAAGCCACCGCCCGCAGTGAAACCAAACAGCACAACGCCGACCAATACCGCCGCAGTGCCCACGCCGCCATTGCCGACATCACAGGCAAACAACGCACCGATGCCGAGCTTATCTAGCCGCAAAAGGCAGCCTGAAAATGACCAAGCCGACCAACACCTTTACCAGCAGGCAAGGCGACACACTGAGCAAAATCGCCTACGAACACTACGGCACAAGCGCGGGGCAGGTGGAACGCATTCTTGAAGCCAACCCCAAACTTTGCCAGCAGCCGCCCATTTTGCCCGCAGGCATCATCATCGTTTTGCCCGACAGCGAACCTGCCAGCACACAAACCACCCTGCCCCCTACCCTTAACCTTTGGGATTAACCATGCACCAAGCCAACGACACTCAAACCACACTCATCAATATTGCCGTGATTGCCATCGGCAGCTACCACCTACCCCTTTCCGTTGCCAGCGGTGCGCTGATTGGCGCGAGTCTGTTTATCGCCCGCAAGCAAAACTACCCCGTGTTTCACAAAGCATGGCTATTTATGATTTCCTTTTTCAGCGGCGTATTTGGCTACGAAAGCACGGATGAAATCATCAACTACATCCTGCCCGACCAGCTCCCGTTGCACATCAACAGCTTTATCGGTGCGCTGCTCGCCGCCGCCTTTGCCGTTATGCTGATTGAAAAAATCTACGCATGGCTAGACACCCGCCTCAACCCTACCCCAGCCACCAAGGAGCGCGACCATGACCAATCTACAAAATAACGCCATCATCGCCCTAAGCCTTGCCGCCGCCATTAGCCTGTTGCTGTTTGACAGCCGCCATAAAACCCACAAGCCCATTAGTGCGCTGATTGCATGGCTGCTGTTTATCCAAATGAGTGCGATTTTCCTTGCCGTGCTCGCCAAAAGCCAAGCCCTGCTCAACTGGCTGCTGATTGCCAACCTTGCCCTGCAAACAGGCAGCATTCTTTACGCACGCGGCAACGTTTCCCGAATTTACCACCCGAAAAAGGCACAACATGAACAGCAACTTTAACCAGTTTATTGAACGCATCCTCAAAACCGAAGGTGGCTACATCAACCACCCCAAAGATCCAGGCGGCGAGACTAACTGGGGCATCACCAAACGCGTTGCCCAGCAAAACGGCTACAACGGAGCAATGCGCGAACTCACGCGCGAGCAAGCCAAAGCCATTTACTACACCGCTTTCTGGCAACGCTACAACATTGAGCAGTTTCCCAGCGCACTCGCCTACCAGTTTCTTGATGCTTGCATTAACCACGGCTACGGCAACGCCGCCCGCATGCTGCAACGCGCCCTAGACGTTGCCGATGACGGCGTGATCGGCAAGCAGACCCTAGCCGCCCTTGCCCAGCACAGCGAAAACGATTTGCTGCTGTTGTTCAACGCCGAGCGCGCCAATTTCTACACCCGCCTATCCACCTTTGCCACCTTCGGGCGCGGCTGGACAAACCGCATTGCGGAGAACCTGCGCCAAGCCGCCCAAGACAACACCGACCCGCAAGTGGGCTATATACCGCCCGATAACGCATAAACGGCACAAAAAAGGCAGCCTGAAAACCAAGCTGCCTTATTCACAACATCAAACCGCTACACACAAAAGGCAGCCTGAAAATGACCCTGCACACCAAACTCACTTTGCTGTTTAGCCTTGCATGGCTTATTGCCCTTGGCTGCGCAATACACCAAACCAACCAACTGAAAGACGCGCAACAGCAACGCGACACGCTTGCCCAAACGCTCAACAGCGAGCGCAACAAAACCCAAGCCCTGATTCGCGCCAATGCCCAGCTTAACCAGCAACTGCAAACCGCCCAGCAACGCGCGGCGCAGCAGCAAAGCCAAATCAACCACGCTTTGCAAAGCAACCCACAATGGGCAGCCCAAGCCCTGCCCGCCGATATTCAGAAAGCCCTTAATCCATGAGACCGCCTGCCCTTATCGCGCTGCTTATTCTGAGTGCCTGCCAAAGTATCCCCGAACCTGTTGCGCCTATTTGCCCGCAAGTGCCTGAATGCACACGCCCCAGCAACCCCATCACCACCCAAGGCGAGCTGGTGCAAGCCTATCAAGATACGCTTGCTGCTTTTGAGCAATGCCGCATTGCCCGCGACACGCTCGCCGCCTGTATCAACCCCACGCAACCACCATCACAATAAACACAACCATGTCCCGACAAATAGACCACGCCTGCGAATTAGAGGAACGCTATCGCCAAGCGGCATTAGACCATCAAGCCAAACAAAACTACCCCCAACGCCCCAGCGCCAGCCATTGCCAAGATTGCGGCGAGCCGATTCCCGAAGCCCGCCGCCGCGCCGCGCAAGGCTGCCAATACTGCATTGAATGTCAAGAAAGAATAGAACATGCAAAAGCCAAATACATTGCGCGCTGAAATTGAGCGGCAACTGCCCGAGTTGGCGCAAAACCCCGACAAGCTCAGCATGAATATCACGCAGGGCAAAATCATTGCCAACAAAGGCAGCCTGAGCCACACCACCGAATACACCTTAAACATCCTCATCACGGATTTCACCAGCGACATAGAAATCCTGAAAACCACGATTATCCATTGGGCGCAAGCCAACCAGCCCGATATTCTCGGCGCGGGCAGCACACCCAACCAACGCACGCTCAGCTTTGAAGCCGACATCCTGAGCAACCAAAGCTACGACCTGCTGATTGAGCTGCCGCTGACCGAGCGCACGCTGGCGCAGTCTAATGAGCACAACCAAATCACGATTAGCCACCCACGCAACGCCAACCATAGCGACCTGCTGACCGCGCTGGGCACCGCCCACCCTATCCCATAAACCATGACCGAACTAGACCAATACATCTTACAAATTGACCACCTTGTGCAACAGCTTAGCCCCGCGCAAAGTCTGAACCTGATGCGCAAGATAGGCAGCAAAATTCGGCAAAGCAACAAACAGCGCATCAAAGCCAACACCGAACCTGACGGCAACGCCTTTACCCCCAGCAAAGCGCACGCCAACGGCAGAAAAACCCGCCGCATCGGCGTTGAACAAACCTTTTTATACAAAGGCACGTTGCACCGCTACCGCACCCTGCACGACTATGGCGATTACTACATCGGCTACGACTACCACACCCACGCCACTTTCCAAGCCCATAAAGACAAAATCCATCTGCCCACGGGCGACGGGCGGCGGCGACAAATGTTTCGCAAAATCCACCAATACAAATTTCTCAAACTCAAAGCGCAAAGCCATGAAGCGGCGATTGGCTTTTTGAGCGGTTTAACAGGCTACATCGCCGCCGCCCACCAATACGGCGCAGAAACCCGCCCTGAGCGCACGCTGCTGGGTTTCTCCGAAAGCGATTTGCAGCTTATCCAACACATCCTCAAAGAACATTTAAACCCAAGCCGTTAAGGCAGCCTGAAAATATACCTAGAACACTCCCTTAACTCCGCCCGCGCAAGCCATTGCGCCGCGCCTCGCGCATAATCCAACCATCTATTTTTGTCCCAAGCTGCCATGAACACGCCCACCCCAGCCAGCCACAACCGCCTGATTGCCAACCTGCTCAAACAAGGCAACATCGCCCAAGCCGATGCCGCGCGCGGTTTGGTGCGCGTGCAGCATGGCGATTTGCTCACCGACTGGCTGCCTTATTTTGTGCCGTTTGCGGGCGGCGTTTCGGTGCACCGCGTGCCGAGCGTGGGCGAAAACTGCCTTGTGCTCTCGCCCAGCGGCGAAATCGCCAACGGCTTGGTGTTGTGCGGATTGGCTTCCAACCAACATCCGCAGCCCGGCACGTCACCCGATGAAACCATTATCAGCTTCCCAGACAAGGCCCAGTTTAGCTACAACCATAGCTCAGGCCGCCTGAAAATCAGCGGCACAAAAACCATTGAAATTGAAGCTGGCGAAAGCATCACATTTGACACGCCCAAAGCCACGTTTACAGGCGAAGTGATTGTGCAAAATCTGTTCACTTTCCTTGCAGGCTTGGCAGGCAGCAACAGCCAAGGCGGCGCAGCTGCCACCATTACGGGCAATGTGAACCACACCCAAGGCAATCTAACCAGCAACGGCATCACGCTGCACACCCATACACACCAAGGCGACAGCGGCGGCACAACAGGAAGCCCGCAATGATGAACGAACACAACGGGCGGCGCATCAGCCTGATTGACCATGTGCACCAATCCATCCGCAATATTTTGTTTACCCGAATTGGCACGCGCGTGGAGCGCGAGGAATACGGCAGCCTGCTGCCCGAGCTGTTGGACATGCCGCTCAACGACATCACGCTGTTGCGCTGCAACGCCGCCGTTGTCCTTGCCATCGCACGCTGGGAGCCGCGCTACCAAATAGAGCAGGCGCAAACCCAAGTTGTCCCGCAAAACGGCAGCCTTGCCGTGCAAATCCAGCTTTCAGGCAGCCTGAACGGCAACCTGCAAGACTACATCATCGAAGCCTAAACCATGCAGCAAGAAATTGATTTAAGCCAACTGCCCGCGCCGCAAGCCATAGAGGAAATCAGCTTTGAAAGCATTTTTGAGCGCGAAAAGCAAAAGCTGATTGCGCTTTGCCCCGAGCATATCCGCACCGCCATCGCCGCCACGCTGGAACTGGAAAGCGAGCCGCTGACCATTGATTTGCAGCAACGCGCTTATGCCGAAATGCTGCTGCGCACACGCATCAACGAAGCCGCCCGCGCCACGTTCCTTGCTTTTGCCACAGGCAGCGATTTAGACCACATCGCCGCTTCGCGCGGGTTGAGCCGAAAAATCATCCAAGCAGCCGATGAGCAGGCTAACCCGCCCATCCCAGAAATCAAAGAAAGCGACACGGCGTTGCGCAAACGCGTGCAGATGCACCCTGAAAAATTTGCGGCCGCCGGTCCGCGCGCTGCCTACAAAGCGCACGCACTGGATGTGGACGGCGTTGCCGATGCCAATCCCATCCGCCCCAAAGCAGGCACGGTGCGCGTGTACATCAAAGCCCACGCAGATAACGGCATCGCTGATGCGGGACTGCTCGCCCGCGTGAAAGAGTATCTCTCCGCAGAGGAGCGCCGCCCCTTGTGCGACACGGTGGAAGTGGAATCAGGCAGCCTGAAAAACATCACGATACGCTATCAGACGCGCTACCAAAGCCAGCTTGGCAAAGAGGTGGTGCAGAGCGAGCAGCAAAAAGCGTTGGATGCTTTATTTGGTGAACACGCCCATTTGGGCGCGCATATCGCCCTGTCCAAAATCATCGGCGCGCTGGATGTGGCGGGCGCGGAAAAAGTGATTTTGCACGAGCCTGCCACGGATATTGAATGCGGCGCGGGCGAATTTATCCATATCAACGCCATACAAAGCAGCGAACTGGTTTAGTCATGCAAAGCATTCTGCCCAGCAACAACAGCCCCCTGATGCACGCGCTCGCGCAACTGAGCGAGCAGCAAATTGCTGCGCTGGATTGGCGCGTGATTTTGCAAAACCGCGAAGCACGCACCTGCCAAGTGCCTTTTTTGCCCTATCTAGCTTGGGAAAACAGCATTGCCGATGCGGAGGGCTGGGGTTTTGCCGAAACCGAATCGGCGCAACGCAACCTAATCCAAAACTATGTTGCCAAGCATCAACATAAAGGCACGCCCGCCATGATTCGCCAGCTATTCCGCGATTTGCAACTGGGCGAAATTGACATCTTGGAGCGCGTGCACAACCTGACCTTTGACGGCAGCGCCACTTTTGACGGCAACTTCTTTTTCGGCGGCGGCAGCGATGATTGGGCGAAATATGCCATTGTGTTAAAGCGCGTGGTTTCCATTGCGCAAGCCGAAATCATCAAGCAGTTTTTGGCTGAAATCACGCCGCTGCGCTGCGAGCTGATTTATCTGGACTACCGCAGCAACCCGCTTTACTGGAACGCCGAAATTGCGTTTGACGGAACACACACTTTTGGAGCCATTACCTCATGACCGATACAGCCATTCAAGAAAACCCACAATGGGAAGCCATCGTCCGCCAAGTAGATACGGGCGACCGCGTGCTCGGTGGAGCGGACGGCGCGGTAAACATTGCCTACCGCCAGCTTGCCAACCGCACGAGCTACCTGAAACAGCAAATTACCGAGCTGAATGCAGCGTTGCCCGGCAATGCCACTGCCAAAACAGCGGGGCTGGTCAAGCTCATCAACACGCTCAACAGCACCGTCACCGATGCCGCACTCACCGCAGCGCAGGGCAAAGCCTTGAACGATGCGATTACAAAATTGAACGAGCTACTGACGGGCTACTCGTCATACAGCCTACTTCCAACCGGAGCAGTTTTTTTCTATTTAGGAGAAACCGCACCATCAGGTTCGTTAAAAATGAATGGTGCGGCAATTTCACGCACACTTTATGCGAATTTATTTGCGTTAATTGGCACGCGATATGGTGCAGGCGATGGGCATTCTACATATAACCTGCCTGACGCACGCGGGGAATTCCCGCGCTTTTGGGATGACGGACGCGGGGTGGATGTGGGGCGCGGGTTGGGGACTTGGCAGAATGATGCCATTCGCAATATCACCGCGCAGATGTACCTGTACGGCCAAGATGGCTCAAGCAGCCAGGGCGCGTTCGGCTTCCGCAAGCAGGGCGAGCGCGGGCTGGTATGGTCGCGCAACGACAACAATGCGGGCGTGGTGATGGATTTTTGGCTGGACGCGTCCAAAGTCGTCCCCACCGCCCAGGAAAACCGCCCACGAAACATCGCGCTGCTGGCGTGTATAAAATATTAACGAAGGGACAAAACGATGAGCGATTTACCCCAAACCAAACCTGTATGCCAATTGGATGCAGATGGCTTTTACCTGCATCAAACCGTTGCCGATGCCGACCCGATGCAGCCTGAAAACTGGCTCATCCCCGCAGGGTGTGTTGATGCCGCGCCGCCCGCAGTCAAACCCGAGCAGGCGGCGAAATGGCAGGCGGAAAGCAAAAAATGGGCATATTTGCCCGACTATCGCGGCAAAACCGCTTACCGCACCGACAACGGGCAGCCTGAAACGGTGCAAACCGTGGGCGAGTTGCCCGCGCATTTAACCCTAATCGCGCCGCCCGGCGAGCTGCACGAATGGAACGCGGAAAAACAAGCATGGCAGCTGAACCGCGCCAAGCAAAAAGCCGCCGAGCAGGCGCGGTTTCAGGCTGCCCAAGCGGCAAAGCTGGCGGAGTTAGCCAACGCCGCGCAAGCCTTTGTGGACGCACACGCCAAAACCGACATCATCCCCGCGTTTGAACAAGAGACATGGGCAATGCAGGGCGCAGAAGCGCGCGCATGGGCAGAGGAAGACAACGCGCCCACTCCCATCTTGGACGGTATCGCCAAGCATCGCGGCATTGACCGCATCGAGCTGATTCGCGCCGCGCTGCGTAAAACGCAACAGTATGAAGCGTTGGCAGCAGGCGTGGCAGGGCAGCGGCAAGCGTTGCAAGTGCAGATTGAGCGAGCAAAAACATTGGATGATTTGGCAGCGATTGAGATTGCTTTCAGGCTGCCTGAAATGGGAGGCTAAACCATGACACAGGTTTATTTGGCTTTGTATAAAGGGCGCAAACGCGGCAAAACCCCACGCGAGCTGTGGCAACGCTTGATGGATTGGGCGGTGCGGGCGGCAACGCGCGGGCAATACAGCCATTGCGAGATTGCCGTTAAGCATGGCTTTGCCGAGGATTACCACTGCTACTCCGCCAGCCTGCGCGACGGCGGCGTGCGCAGCAAAACCATGCCGCTGCCCGATGACAAATGGGATTTAATCCCCATCCGCGATGCGGATGCGTATGACAGGGTTTGGGCGCTGTATCAAAGCACGCGCGGGGCGAAGTATGACTACACAGGGGCGCTGGGCGTGGTGGTGTTTATGTCTATACGGCAGTCGGCGCGGCGCTGGTTTTGCTCGGAATGGTGCGCAACAGTGCTGGGCTTGGTGGAGCCTGAACGGTTTAGCCCGAACAGCCTTGCTAAGCATCTTTCAGACCGCATTTTGGGTGAGCAAAGAATGCGCCAAACACTAGCAAGAGCAGTGTTAGAGCAAAGAAAAATCCCCCGTTAAAACAACGGGGGAATGCTGGAAAAGTACGGCAGGAACAATGGCGCGCTAGGAACACGCCATTGCCCCCTTGCCAAAGCAGATAGAGCCTGCATTAGCTGCCGCAGCTCTCGAGAGCGGGCGGATTGTAAACCAAAAAACAGGAATCTGCACAATGACCACATCACACATATCAAGACCAACCGAACTGCGCTGCCAATCTTGCCATCGCAAGCTGGGCGAAATCGCAGGCAAATATCGTTTAGCCGTCAAATGCCCGCGCTGCAAGCAGTTCAACCATTTTCAGGCAGCCTGAAAATCCCTTTTCTTTTTTGAGCATCCACAGCATGCCTTTCGCCGAGCGCCGCGAGCGTCTGTATTTGAAAGGACACTATGGATGCTCAATCTCTATCTCAACCCAAACAAACCTACCACAAAGCCCCGCTGCCGTTTGTGGGGCAAAAGCGCAATTTCTTAAAGCACTTTATTCCCATGCTGCAACAAAACATCCCCGATGACGGCGCAGGCTGGACGATTGTGGACGTATTCGGCGGCAGCGGCTTGCTGGCGCATACCGCCAAGCGCACCCTGCCCAAGGCGCGCGTGGTTTACAACGACTTTGACGGCTACGCCGAGCGCCTGCACCATATCGCCGACACCGAAAGACTGCGCCAAAAGTGCATTGCCATCATCGGCACGGCACGCAAAGAGCGGCGTTTAGACCCCGCCATGCAATCCCAACTCATCGCCGCAATTGAAACGTTTGACGGCTTTGTGGACGTGCAAACGCTAGCGAGCTGGTTTTTATTTAGCGGCAAACAAGCCAAAGACTGGGCAGATTTAAAAAGCAAAATCTGGTGGAACCGCATTGCCCAATCGCCCTATGCCGAAGCTGCGGACTATCTGAATGGCTTGGAAATCCGCCAGCAATATTTTACCGAGCTGCTGCCTGAATTTGCAGGGCAGACCAACACGCTACTGTTGCTTGATCCGCCCTATGTTTCCACCGCCCAAGGCGCATACGCCAACGAGCAGTATTTCGGCATGGTGCAGTTTCTGAAACTGGCAGACAACATCAAGCCGCCGTTTGTGTTTTTCAGCAGCACCAAAAGCGAGCTGCCTGCTTATGTGGATTATGTTTGCTGTGAGAAGGTGGGCAACTGGCAGGCGTGGAAAGATTGCCAAAAGGCGGTGGTCAATGCACGGCTGAATCATCAGGCGGGGTATGAAGACAATATGCTTTGGCGATTTGAGTAAGATTGAACCAACTGCCTGATGTTCACGCATCGGGCGGTTTTTTTACATACAAAAACCTAAACCGCCCCCTTAATCCCTAAAACGCTACCCAAGCGATAAGCAATCCCCAACAATCCTGCTATTGCCAACAGGAGAGCATTCATGACCACAGCCGCCCGCCATCATGGCGTTACTACCAAAGAATTTACCAAAGGCGCACGCGCCATTAGCGATATTGCCAGCAGCATTATCGGCATTGTTGCCACTGCTGATGATGCCGATGACAAACAATTTCCGCTGAACACCCCTGTGTTTCACACCTCTGCTTATCGTGCCCTTGCCAGCGCAGGCGAAAAAGGTACGCTGGCAAAATCGCTTGATGCCATTTGCGACCAAGCGGATGCGCAGATTATTGTGGTGCGCGTGCCCCATGCCGATGATGCGGAGGAGCAGCGCAACCATATTATCGGCAGCGCAACAGGCGGCGTTTATACGGGCATCAAAGCCTTGCGCCGCGCGCGGGCGGTTACGGGCTACACGCCTAAAATTTTGGGCGTGCCGATGCTGGACAGCCAATCGGTGATTGCTGAATTGGTGGGCGTTGCCCAAGAGACGCGGGCGTTTGTCTATGCCAGCGCGGGCAATAACCCCGACATCAGCGCGGTGGCGAATTATCGTAAGAATTTCGGGCAACGCGAAATCATGTTGATTGATAACCAGTTTATCGACGACAAGGGCGAGGATGATGCCACTATTGCCCGCATTTTGGGCGCACGCGCCAAATTGGATACGCAAATTGGCTGGCACAAAACCCTTTCCAATACGGTGATTAACGGCGTGAGCCAGCTCAAACTGCCGCGCAGCTTTGATTTGCTGGACGACAAATGCGATGCCAACACGCTCAACAACGCCGATGTAACCACGCTGATCCGCGAAAACGGCTTTCGCACATGGGGCAACCGCACCTGTTCGGAAGACCCGATGATGGCATTTGAATCAACGGTGCGCAGCGCGCAAATTATCCAAGAAACCATTGCCAGCTCGTTTTTATGGGCGATGGACAAACCGATGCATCCGAGCTTATTGGAAGACATCATTATGGGCATCAATGCCAAGCTGTCGGAATATGTTTACAAAGGCATGCTGCTGGGCGCGCGCGTGTTTGTGGATGCCAACAAAAACCAAGCAACCAATGTGCAGGCTGGGCAATTTACTTTCGGCTACGAATTCACAGCCGTGCCGCCGTTGGAGAACTTGGTATTGGAGCAATACGTTTCCGACACCTTCTTTGTGAACCTGACCAGCAAAGTTGTGAGCTTTGCCAACAGCCTGAAAGCCACCACCATCTAACCCAAAGGCAGCCTGAAACTGTTTTCATGACGGCTTTCAGGCTGCCTGAAACCCAAAGGAAACCCCTATGCAATTACCCCGCCAGCTCAAAGGCTTTACTGCTTTTATCAACGGAGAGGACAAATACGGCATTCTTATTGACATCAGCCGTCCCAAAATTAGCCGCAAGACCGAGGACTACACACCAGGCGGCGTGATGACCGAGCTGACCACCGTGCACGGCTTTGACAAGCTGGAAATGGAAATCACCGCCAAAGGCTACGAAGCCGATATGCTCAAATCCATGTCGTCCACCATCGGCGGCACGCTGATTCGCTATCAAGGCGCGTTGCAGCAAGAGGACGGCGAGGGCTATCAGCAGCTTAAAGGCGAAGCGCGCGGTCGTATTATTGAAGCCGACCCGGGCAACGATAAGCAAAACGAAGGCGGCGAGCATAAATTTAAAATCGCCTTGGTTTACTGGAAAGAAACGTTGGACGGCGAATCTATCCTTGAATTTGATGTGCTGGGCAACAAAGCCATTTTTGGCGGCAAAGACGAGCGCACAGGCTTGCGCCGAGCATTGGGCTTATAAGCCTGAGACAGCTTGAAAAACGCATCCCCTACCCTATTCTTTTTTGACCACAGGAAAACCCCATGACCCAAAGCATCCAAATCCAAACCAACGGCAATTTGACGGTTACTCTCTCCAACGGCGCGCAATACCAGCTGCGCGAGCCTTATGCCAAAGACCTAGACGGATTGAGCCAAGACTTAATCAAAATCAAACACACCGACCAAGTGCAAAAGCTGCTGCAAAAAATCAGCACGCCTGCGCTGACCCGCGTGGAATACGGCAAATTGAGCCTTGCCGATGCGGATGTGCTCAATGCTGCGCTAAATTTTTTTTCCGCGCCACCGGCAGCCAAAGCCGAGATGACGGCGGCGCTTTCCGAACTGGGATACCTTGCGGGCTCCGAATCCGCGCCGAGCACTTTGCCCGAATAGTTGCGCGGGCAGAGGATATTTGGGACGAAGCCGCGCGGGACGAGCTGCAATACTACAACGCAGTTGATGATTGCCTTGCCCAATGCGCCATCACGTTTGGCGGCGGCATCGCACCCTATCGCGAATACACCTTGCCCGAGCTTTTGCGCTGGACGCACCGCGCAATTATCGCCAACCAAAGCAGCGACCCCAGCTAAACCACACAGGCGGATATTTCCGCCTTTTTTAATCAGCAAAACGGAAAAATATCATGGCAGACAACAACCTTGTGTTACGCATCATTATGGCAGCCAACGACCGTGCCAGCAGCGCCATGAACCGCGTGCGAGAAGCGGCATCGGGGTTGAGCGGACGGCTAGGCAGGCTGCAACAAGCGTTTGACCGCAGCGCGCGCAACCGCAACAACCTGACGCAATACATCAACCAACGCCAAGCCATGCGCCAGCTTGATGCGCAGATGCAAAACACGCAACAGCGCATTCAATCGCTCGCGCAAACCCAGCGGCAACAAGGCAGCCTGACCCGCGAGCAGCAGCGCGAATGGGTGCAGCTGCAACGCAGCATGCGGCAGAGCCAGCAAGAATATCAACGCTTGCAACAATCTTCGCACGCCTTGGGCAACGAACTGCGCGAGCAAGGCATTAGCACAACGCGCCTGCGTGAATCACAGGCGCGTTTGAACCGTGAACACGATGAAGCGGCACGCGCATTGGAACGTGAACGCGCGGCGTTGAACCGCCTAGACCGCGCCCGTGAGCGCAGCCAGCGCATGAGCCAAGCAGGCAGGCGCGCCCTTGCCACTTCCGCCGCATCCAGTTTAGCTGCTGCGGGCATCGGGCGCACGTTGATGGTGCCGGTAAAAGCCTATGCCGAAACCGAAGCCGCCAGCACCGATTTGCGCATGGCAATGATGGATAAAACGGGGCAGGTTTCGGCGCAGTATCAGGCGGTAAACGAATTGGCGACGCGCTTGGGCGACAAGCTGCCCGGTACGACCGCCGATTTTAAAAACCTGATGACCATGCTGATGCGACAAGGCGTTTCAGCGGAAACGGTGCTCGGCGGCACAGGTGAAGCGGCTGCCTTGCTGGCGGTGCAACTGAAAAAAACACCCGAGGCGGCGGCGGAAATGGCTGCCAAGCTGCAAGATGCCACACGCTCCACCGAAAAAGAAATGCTGGGTTTGATGGACAGCGTGCAGCGGCTGTTTTATGCGGGCGTGGAAGACAACAATATTCTGGGTGCGTTTTCCAAACTCTCGCCTGCGCTGGACGTAACCCGCCTGAAAGGCGAAGCGGCGATTAAAACGTTTAGCCCCTTGATTGGGATGCTAGACCAAGCGGGGCTGAGCGGCGAGAGCGCGGGCAATGCTTTGCGCAAAGTATTCACGCTGGCAATGGATAGCAAAAAAATAGCCAAAGTAACCAAAGGCACGGGCATCAGCTTGGATTTCACCAATGGCAAGGGCGAATTTGGCGGCATTGAAAAGATGTACACCGAGCTTGCCAAGCTGCAAAAGCTCAACACCGAGCAGCGGCTGAAAGTACTGAAAGGTATTTTTGGCGACGACGCGGAAACGCTGCAAGCCTTGAACACCATGATAAGCAAGGGGCAAGAGGGCTATAACGAATTTGCTGCCAAAATGGAAGCACAAGCCAGCTTAAACCAGCGCGTGAACGAGCAGCTGGGCACGCTGAGCAATTTGTGGGACGCGGCAACGGGGACGTTTACCAACTTTCTTGCCAGCATGGGCGAGGCGATTGCGCCCGAGCTGAAAAGCGTGGTGTCATGGATTGGCGAAGTGAACGAGAAGCTCAGCACTTGGGCGGCACAAAACCCGAAAACCGCCAATACGATTATGAAAATTGCGGCGGCAGCAGGCATTGTGGCGGCGGCGATTGCGGGCGTTTCTTTGGTGGTGGCGGGGGTGTTGTTGCCGCTGGCCGCCATGCAAACAAGCTGGGCGATGGCGTTTAACGTGCTGAGCCGAGGCGCGTTTGTGCTACCGATGATTACGCGCTTGCTGGGCGGATTGGGCACGGCGCTGCTGACGTTCGGGCGCGCGGCTTTAACGTTTATGGTGAGCAATCCTTTTGGCTGGGCATTGATTGCGGTCGGCTTGATTGTGGCACTTTGGATGAACTGGGACAGGGTGAAAGCAGGCATTGCGGCTGGCTGGAACTGGCTGCGCGGTGTGTTGCGCGATAACCCATTTCTTGGCGCGCTTATGGGTCCGATTGGTTTAATCCTATCCATGATTGCCAACTGGGATAGGCTGAAAGCGGGTATTGCTGCGGGCTGGGAATGGCTGAAAGGCGTGTTGCGCGACAATCCGTTTATTGCGGCATTAAGCGCGCCGATTGCGCTGATTAACACGTTGGGCGCGAAATTTGATTATTTGATTGGCAAAATCCAGCAAGCCAAGGCAGCGATTCAAAATTTTGATATGGGCAAGGCAGCGAGCAACACTTGGGGCAAAGTGAAAAGCGCGGTGGGGTTTTCGCGCGGGGGCTACACGGGGCATGGCGGCGTGAATGATGTGGCGGGCGTGGTACACAAGGGCGAAGTGGTGTTTAACCAAGCGGATGTGGCGCGGTTTGGCGGCTGGCGCGCATTGGAGCGGCTGCGCAAAACAGGTTTGACAGGGGCAGTATTGCAGCGGGCAAACCGTTATTTCGCTGGCAACAGCAACCCTGCGCCAGCATTGCGCGCACCTGCCGCTGAGCATCATCGGCAGCCTGAAAACAATCTGCATCAATCCATTACCATCAACATCCAAGCGGCGGCACAACAAAGTGCGCAAGATATTGCGGCAGCGGTGCGCCGTGAATTGGAGCGCATCGGCAGCATGGCGCAGCGCCGACGCAATAGCAGCCTGCTGGATGCAGATTAAGCCGCAGCAGGCAGCCTGAAAACACACAAACAAAGGATAAAAACATGGTTATTCTCGCCGCTTTGGGGATGTTCGTTTTTACCACCCAAACCATCCCTTTCCAAAGCCTAGACCGCAGCCAATCGTGGAAACACCCGCACGGGGCGATTGTGGGCAAAGATTTTGCGCCATCGCAATATGTGGGCAAAGAGCCGGACGAAATGACGCTGAAATGCGAGCTGCGCCCTGAAATTACGGGCGGCGATTTCAGCATTGAATGGCTGCGCAAAATGGCGGACACGGGGCAGGCTTACCCGCTGATTTTGGGCACGGGCAAGCTGATGGGCAGCTTTGTGATTACCAGCATCAGCGAGAACCGCAGCGAGCTGATGTATGACAGCAAGGCACGCAGCATTAGTTTTAGCATGACGCTGAAAAAGGTTGCCGAGCACAGCTTCGGGCTGAAAGGCGAAGCATTGGGCTTGGCTGTGGGCTTGGTGCGCATGCTGAGCGGGGTGTGATATGGATTTGAAACAGCGGCTGATACAAACATGGAAAACCTTTGGAGCGGCAAACACCAACGGCAAGCATTTGACCCCACAAGCCAAGCTGACACTCAATGGGCAAGTGTTTGGCACGCAAACGATGTCGCGCCTGATTAGCCTGAGCCTGATTGACAAGCGGGGATTTGAAGCGGACGAGCTAACCATTGAGCTGAACGATTATGACGGCGCGCTGGCGATTCCCGAAGCGGGCAGCAAAATTACGCTAGAACTGGGCTATGCGGAAACGGGGCTGATAGACAAAGGCGAATACACACTGACCGAATGCACCTGCCAAGGCAGCCCAGACACGCTGAGCCTGACGGCACGTGCGGCAGATATTGCCGACACGCTGATGGAGCAGAAAGAGAAAAGCTGGCACAAAACCACGCTGTATGCGATTGCGCACACAATTGCGCTGGAAAATAAATATCAGCCTGCGATTGCGGCGCAATACAAGAATATTAAGATTGAGCATATTGACCAAACTCAGGAGAGCGACGCGAGCTTTTTAACGCGTTTGGCGGAGCAGCATGATGCGATTGCGACGATAAAACAGGGCAAGCTGATTTTTGCGCCGATGGGCGAGAGCCTGACCACCAGCGGCATTAAGATACCGACCTTGCGCATCACGCGGCAGCTGGGCGACCAGCACCGCTTTGGTTACAACGCGGCGAATGCTTACACGGCGGTGCGGGCGTATTACACGGACAAGAAAACGGGCAAGCGCATGGAGGTGGTGATCGATAAAACGAATTTGAAGCCTGAGAAACGCACGACCAGCAAGACCCATGTGTATAAACGACCGCGCAAGGATAAGAAAACGGGCAAGGTGGTGCGCAGCAAAACCACCAGCAAAACCACAATGGTGCATCGCAAAATTAACACCGATGGCTTGAAAATTAAAACCCTGCGCCATCTTTATGCCAGCGAGGCGACGGCTTGGAACGGTGCGGCGGCGGCATTTAAAAAGCTGGCGCGGGGCGTGGCGGAATTTAGCCTGACGCTGGCGACGGGGCGACCTGATTTGTTTCCTGAAATCCCAGTGAGCGTGGTGGGGTTTAAGCCTGAGATTGATAGCCAGCAATGGCTTATTGTGGAGCTGAGCCATCAGCTTGACCAAAGCGGGCTGAGCAGCAGCGTGAAATTTGAGGCGCGGATTGAGGTGGAGGATGAGCAGACGGACGGCAAGGCAGCAGCGAAAAAATAGGCAGCCTGAAAATGGGTTTC